TTCGACCGTCACCGGAATATCGAAGAATGCCATCACGAACGGTGCGAAGATCATCGAGAATAGAATGCAAATGGCGATGAGCCGACGAATCCAAGCACCGCCAGAGCCGTCGCGTTTGGCTGCTCGATCCGCCGAGTCGTCGGCTAGCTTTTGACGATTGATCATGTTGTCTATCGCCTTTGCCTGTATCGACATCTGAGCTGAAATCAGCTTCATCACGAAGCCGGTAACCCCGCCTCCTAGCATTGCTATTAATTCGCTGCTCATTGATCACGATCTCTCTATTACAAGCCTCCCGTGTTTGTCTCTATATGTACGCACTGAAACGCTTCTACGCAACGGCGTGCCGAGTTCTTCCCGCAACCGCTGCGGCACTATTGAAACAGGTTCGCTCTTTATTACTGCGCCGTTTAAACTGCTGGGAGCTGCTGGAGGAAATGTACTAACGCTCACTATATTAGTCCAATCCGATTCCCCGAATTGATTCCAGGCCCGAACGCGATATGTGAGCGTCGTTCCGATAGGGATAACGCCATCGGTAAACTTACTGTCACCAGCGTTTGTCGCGGCGATGAGCAACCATTGACCGTCATTAGTTTTCCGCCACACCTCAAAGCCATCTTCATTGTCGCTGTTATCTTGCCACGTTAAAACTAGATCGGCTCCGAAAAGAGTCGTCGTTGCAAACATAATGGCTGCTAAGAGTGTTTTCATTCTGTGTATATCATGAAACTAGAACCCAATCTGCGGACGATGTAGAACCCTTGGCGATGTAGACATCGCCGTCGGTTGTGTTTACAAATATGTCACCAGCTTTTGCAGGAGCCGACGAAGGAGTAGTCGAGCCTGTTGCAATAATAGGCGAGCCAGCTCCCGAAATAGCTGTTGATAAGGTTTCAGTCGTCGTTTGATTCGACGCATTGCCGATAAAAATTTTGTCTTCATTTAGATTTGGTGTGTCGTTTGTTCTCCCTGCTCCGCCAACCTTTATCGATCCGGCGGATGCGTGGACTCGCTGAACCTTGCCAATATTCTGAACGAGGTTTGATTCTCCGGTCGGTTTCGTTGCTGAAAGCGTTCCGGTTCCATTGATGTATAAAGTATCGCCGACCGTGTAGCTTGATGTGTCTATGCTAGATAGTGTTCCGAATGTAACAATCTGAACAGACGCATTTAGCGAAACCGTTGAAGCAGCCAGACCGAAAGATGGCATGGTCGTCGAACTAGACGAATCCGCTTTGCTAACGACTGGAAGATTTCCGCTAACTCCTGAAACGTAAACCGCATCGCCTTTGGTTAACGCCTCGCCAGCTTTAGCATTAAACCGGACTGCCCCCTCAAGGTCGCCAATAAACTCAACCGCCTCGGCGTTTCCGGTCAGCGTCAGTGATGCGTGATTGACGGCGTCGCTGTCTCCAACACCAAGATTGTCGCGAGCAGCCGAATTGCTGGCCGACTGCATAAAAGTGTGAATATCGCTACTGACTGTAATATCACTCATGACTGTAAATAGAAGTTGCCAGAAGGCGTTAAATAAAAGTTTGTGCCGTTTGGTTGTACATACTTGCCCTTGGCTATGGCATATAATCTATTGGCTATTATCTTAATAATACTGGACCTGTGAGATCTCCTCACTCCCTCGATTTCCCATCGATAGTCTAGGTACTCTATATGATCTTTTATGGTGCCACTAAAGTGCCTCGCATGAATCTCAACCTTATGCAAAGGCCTGTGCTTGTTTGATACCAAGGATTCTCCATCTGTATAGTGTCTAGCCCGACCGAATATGGATGATCCTTGGGTAAATGTATCAGAGAGCTCGCCATATGAATTAAGCGAACTTCCCCTGGTGAAAGTTTTAAATCGCTGATTCATTGCTGTCTAATGGCTTTAACTATTAGCCATTGGCGTAATTGATGCCCTGCTGGCTCGACGCTTTCTATCGTCAGAGTTCCACCATCGTACTGGATTTCATAGTTCTCATCTAACCAGCTATTAAAGCGAGTTTTGAACTTATAAGCATCCATGCTTTTTACCGATTCGCTATCTTGCACTTCGTCCATCTTTATTTCCATTTCTTGTGCCCAGACAGACTTGTATAGCGAAGTAGTTAGCTCGGATTCCCCATAGCTGTTTACAGATTCGCTTTTAGCATAAACCTGGAGCCTAGAGGATAGCATTAGTAAAGGATGGCTTTATTTGTCGATAGCAGATTTAAGACCGCTGGGGTCCAGTCTATTTTGACTGTATTTAAGTGGCTAGAGCTGGCTGACCTATTATCATATAGATCGGTCAAAAGCATTAGCATAGCCTGTTTTATAGATGCAGGAACGCTGGCCGCATCTGCATATCCAGACGAAAAAGCGATCCTAACCGCGTCGGGCCTGTCGTATGTTTCCGGATAAGTTTGATCGGTTTTTTTAGCAATTACTGCTGGCTCTGTATAATCATTGACCAGGTAGTAGCTGCTAGAAAGAGTTTGAAGAGCGTTGTCCAAATCATAATACTGTATAGAGGACAAACTACTATATGGCGGTTTAGGTAATTCTATTTCGTCGCTAAACTCGCTTACGGCTAATTCAAAGCTCTGGGGCATTAAAGCCCGATTTGTGAATGACTCTACCTGCTCGCGAACTACTGTTATTGCCGTAGTGATCCAAGTGTCATCGTCGGTAAAATCCGACTCTACACGAAGTTGGGCCTTAGCCTCTGACAATGTTATAGGCTCACTGCTTGGGCCTGTAGTGGTTTTGTAGCTGTAGTAGATAGGCATTTTTATATAAGAGGGGACACCTCCCCGACTCGTGAAGTCTCCACTGATTAAATTATTAGACCATTGAGAACGGGGAGGCTTATATTACCTCTGGGCTTTTAGACTTCTTGGCTCGCGGGGTTTTAACCTCCACGGCCCATCCGTTTTTGACCCATTGTTTGCCAGTGGCAGCAGCTACCTGGTAGGTATCCCCAACCCGATAGCCACTGCCTTTTGTAGCAAAACTTTTTATTGCTTTAATTTGCAATCTTAGGAAGCAGCTCCGTGAGTGAAAGAAGTAAAGGCTTCGTTAAGAATTACCTTAGCGTCGTTTCTGGTGCTGAACTTGTAGCCGACCTGGCCATTAGCTGCAAACAGTTCGTTTAGCTTCTGAGCAGATACGCCAGCACGATCAGCAATCGTGTAGTAAGACATATCTCCAAAGATAACACTCTTTGCGTCAACCGCTGGAGCAGTAGCCTGAGTCGAGACGATAACGGGGCGACCCAAAATCGTGTCGGGCTGACCTGCTTGCAGACCTGGCTGCCATAGGTACTGATCGTCAGCATCTTTGAGCTTGCGGATCAGTTTTGCAGCAGAGTCATTCATTAGCCATGTAGCACTGCTGCGATACTGACGTCCCAAGGAATGGAATACGTCGATCAGGTCGTCGCTAGTGATAGCGGCGGCAGCCGATACAGCTCCGGTAACATTGTTGCTGTAGGTTGGGTTAAACAGACCTTGAGGCTCGCTGCTACCAGTTCCAGTGCAGAAAGAAGCTTCTTCAAGGTTTGCAAAACGACGACCAGCTACGTTAGCCAAGTAAGTTTCAAGATTGAAGAAAGCATCCTGGAGGAGTTCTTCGGAAACCTTGACAATACCGCCAGCTTTGTGAGCACCGAGAGTAACACGAGCAAACACGGGATCAGAAGATCCATAGGCTCCTTCTTCGGCTACATATGCAAAAGAACCGATGCTGGACTCAACCGGAATGTTCCGATCTGAAGCCGTGCGGATTACGTTTGCAACGCTACGGAATGGGTTAACATCCTGAAGGATTTCAACGATCTGAGTTTCAAAAGACTCAGGAACGATGAAGCCACCTTCGGAATCGGTGCCCACTTGTAGAGCAGCCAACTTTTCGCCATTTAGAGCAGAGAGTCCTTTGCGAGCATACTCATCAAAAGCCGCTCGGTAGTCGTCTACGCTATTTTCCTTTTGGATTGAAGGTGCGTAGCTGTCTTCGATAACAGAAGCCAACTTGTCTTCAATCTTATTAATTTTCTCTTCAGCTCGGATTTGCTTTTCAACAGAATCAAAGTCGGCCTCAATTTTAGCCAACTTCTCTTGGTCTTCCGTATTCAAGCCTTCCTTACCATCGAGGAGAGAACGCATTTCAGTAACTAACTGAGCGCGCTTGTTTACTAGTTTATCCATTTTTTTAGTTGTGTATGGGTTGTTTTTTTGGGCCGAGTCGCTCGCTAGAGCTTGGCCAGTTTGGTTAGTGTCGCCAGACGCTGCTTGGCAGATTCTAAACGAGCGACAAATTCTTTATCTGTGAAATTCTTTTCCTCTTCCTCCTCGGGATCGTAATAAGCTTCGGAGTCATCTTCGCGACGAGCGTTCGCCCAGGCCTTTCCGGCATCTCCCGACCACAAGCTCCAGGCGATCCGGCCCGCTGACGGGTATCCATCTTCACCAGGGCGAAATCCTTCGGCTTCCTTATCAACCTCGTGCCTCGCAAAGTAGCTAATCATTCGGTTAACAGTGTCTTGGCTAAGAGTCTTTCGATTCTTTATATCTCTAGCTCTAGCCACTCCCACTTCAGTTCCACCGCGATTGTATTCCGCTCGCCATTCTAGTCCCTTGGCTGCTTCAGCGGCCATTTCGGCTGTTGGAACCATTGAAATGTTTTTGTGATCGTCTTGATCCTCCTCGCCCCGGGGCTGCTCAGGTTCAGGGTCCGACTTTTCTGGTTCTGGATCTGGATCTAGACTCTTAGTGTTAAGAGCGATGATTGCCTCAAGCTCCTTGGGGGCATTCATGAAGCTATTTATATTTACCGAGGCAGCTTGCTTAAGTGCTCCCGAAATATCTGTGGCGATGCCTAGCTCATATGCCTCCTCGGCTGTTAGCCAAGTTTCGGCCTTGAGCATTTTCTTTATCTCGTCACGGCTCAAAGGCGTGTTGCTTTCATATATATCCAAAATAGTATTGGTGTGCTTCTCCAATACTTCGGCTTCCTTGCGAAGTTCTCCGGCATTTCCGGCGATCTCGGTCCAAACCTCGTGAACCATCATAAGAGATCCTTCAGCCATCGTAAGGGTATCTCCAGCCATTGCGATGATCGATGAAATACTAGCTGCCAAACCATCCACGAAAACGTGAACCTGACCGTCATATTCCTTAAGAGCATTATAGATAGCAATCCCCTGGCTAACCGAACCGCCGCCGGAGTTAATGTGTACGTCGATGTCTCCATCTAGATCGGATAGCTGCTTGATGACGTCTAAAGCTACAATTCCGTTCCCGCCGATTTGATCATATATATAAATCTTACTCATCTTCTATGTCCTCTTCATTAGGTGCCGATCCGAGTTCCGTGAAGTTTAGTGGCTGCAAGTAGGTATCTCCTTTTTCGCCTATGCCATTAAGTCCTTCCATCCTTCTGATCTCGTTAACAGACAGAAACCCAGATTCACGCCCGATCCGATATGCATTGTATCTAGCCTCGACATTCCCGCGAAGGAGAGCGTCCATATTGAAGCTGATAGAGAATTGGTTTCTTTGCGATTCCGGTATTAGGTTTAAATTTAACACCTGCTCGAGCGAGACTACAATCGGGCGAAGCGTTCCGGTGACAAAGTCCCGATTCGATTCCTCTACATTAGCTCTAGGCGTTGCCGACTCGATCTGCAACTTGGACAAAGGCACGCCAAATGTCCTGGCAATCTCCTGGGTCGTGATCTTGCGTTGCTCGGCCAGTTGAGAATCCTGATAGCTGAAGCGTTCTGTAAAAGGCCTTAGACCGTCTGTAAGGATTGCCGTTTTGTATGTATTGTCGGTTCCCTTGTGACGGCTGTCGAATGCATCGCGAAGTCTCTGGATCTGTTCAGCCTTTAGCGTTTTGTCGGATAGCAGGATGCTACCCATCTTTGCCCCGTTCTTAAAGAAACTCGCCAAGTCATCCTGTAGGGCAATTGCTAGACCGATTGTATCTTTAGCTAGGGTCGTAGTATCAAAGCCGAGAACACCGGAGCTACTTAGCCCCTTGACATGTAGAATCCTAGATCGCTGAACCTTTTTGCCATCGACTAGGTAGTCTATCTCATTTGTGACAGGATGAATCTGCAAGCTCATGTCGCTTGGTTCAATCGGCATCATCTGCCGGACGTTTCCAAGCCCGTCGCGACCTAACAGAGAGTATGAGTTTCCGCGAAGTATGAGATTGCTAACAATTGCCCCCATGACCTCACTGGTCGTCATGTTTTTTGACGGGTTCAGTGTCAGGACGTTATAAAGAGGATGGTTGTAGGCCTTTACCTTGTCTCCGTTTTCGCTGTGCTCATAAATGCATAGTGGAAGACTAGAGATAGCTTTTGAGATGACATTTACACACGCATAGACCGTTGAAATGCCCAACGCCGTGATAGGAGTCACTTTGACTCCCGAGGATGACAATCCACGAAAGAGAGCATCGACTAGCCATTCATCGGGCGATGATAGATTATTTTGCGGCTCGTCTTTCGATTTTCTACGGAATGGATTACGCATATGCCTCTATACTATATATTACATGACTTTAGGGTTAATTGACTAAATATTTTACAATTTATTTATAAGTTTGATTTTGACATCCTCAAAGAAGGTGAAAGCCTCGGAGACGTATGACCTATTCAATAGAAACATCCATTCATGGCCTAGCCGTGTACAAGATCGATAAGTACCCTAGAGGGTCCGTATTAGAAGGCCAAGACCGTAAAACCCTGGTCGATTTCTACGATACCTTAAAACTAGCAAAGGCCGACTATCCCCAAGCAACAGTGGGCTTTTATGACCCAATGAATCATTATGATGGTTCATTGGTTAATGGATGGGAGGCACACTCGTGATTGCTCTAATACTCGCACTGATTGCCGTTGAGAGTAGCGGCGATCCAAATGCCATAGGCGATGCCGGAAAGGCCTATGGGCTCTTACAGATGCATTCTGCATATGTGCAGGATGCGTCTGAGTGGGCCAAAGCAGATTGGACGCACGAGGATGCGTTCGATCCGTACAAGGCTCGCAGAATCTTCTTCGCGTATATGGATCGCTACGCCCAAGATCACAAGCGGCCAGCGGGGATGAGCCGAGCAGAGATCATAACTAGAATCCACCACGGGGGTCCACGAGGTTATTTGAAGGAATCCACGATTCCGTACTGGGAAAAGGTCAAAAAACACTTGACCGATCCAACCAGGTAGCCAGTATCAGGGCTGGTTTTGGTTATGCAAGCCGTCCTCCTTAGCGGGAGGGCGGTTTTTTTGTGTCTAAACGTAAATTTGCGGTCCTTCGTCTTCGATGTTGTCCTGCGATCTAGCAATCGCCATTCCCAAGGCTACCATTGGGTCAATCTTCTCTTTTGAGCGTTTTTTGTCCATTTTCCGGTTTCCTGCGGGATCTGTGGCCAAAATCGTGTTTGAACACGCCCAAGCTAGTACTGGATCGCCATTATGTTGCATTTTCTTGCCAAGTAGCAGCCTTTCTAGGCCACAAACCGCGTCATTCATGCTAATAAAGCCTTGCCCAAACGGTATAAGCTCGAGCGACTCATTATACAGTCTCTGAACAAGCTCGGCTGAGAAATGTCTGTCATAGGCGATCTCTTGGATCTCTAGATGATCGCTCCACTGCATTATGGTTTCAAATATCGCATCGAAGTCGGTTGTATTGCCATCAGTCGTGATTATATCGCCTTGGTTACGCCAGACGGCATACGGAACCTTGTCATGCCTAGTTCTTCTCTCGATATCGTCGTTTGGTATGAAATGCTTTCCCCAGATCTTTAGTGGTTCATCGGGATCGGTTTGAACTACGGTCACTACGGAAGATATGTCGCGAACACGAGCCAAGTCGATTCCTAGCCACGCTTTACATCCCTGCAAGTCTTCCCATACATAGTCGCCCTTCAAGGCATCCCAACGCTGCGAGTCTATCCACTGATCGAAAGCTTCTATCCAGACATCTAGCTGCTTCGTTTTAAAATCCAAGACCTTCTGTGGAATCTCCTTAGCTACATCTACCAGGGCGGTCATATAATCTAGGTTCTTGCTCACACCCAGATTTGGATTAGCCTTGGGCCATATGCTCGGGTCATCCCACTTGTCGCCCTTATCGATAGTATAGTTCAAATAAAAATAGTCATCCAGCTCGACGACTCCTTCCAATACTTTCTCGCCCAAGTCTTTTTGCTTCATGGCTGGCTTTTCCCTGCCAAACTCTCCGGCTGTTGATATCTTAGCATATAAGTAGTTTGGCTGAGATCCAAAGGACGAGTTTATGACGTCGTCTAGCTCCGGTCCCTCCTGGCTATGCAGTTCGTCAAATACAACGACCGCAGGGTTCAGGCCATCGAGACGACGATGATCGGCATGCAACGCCTTAAAAACAGTATCGGTCAGTTTGTTCCTAGTTAGCCAAGTTTGAACATCCAGAATCTCGGACAAGTGTTCAGATCGCTTTATGTAGCCGGAAACGTAGTCGCGAAGCAGCGTAGCTTGACCGCGATCCGAAGCAACCGCGAACATCTGCGAATAACATTGGCCATCTTGGACCAGCGACGACAGTATGATAGCAGCCAATAAAGCAGATTTTCCGTTTTTGCGGGATACAAAGATCATGGCATTCCTGAATCTACGGCGATCATCCTGATCATATTTCCAGCCGTATATCGACCCAACTATAAAAGCTTGCCAAGGCTCGAGCAGAAAAGGAGAGCCATCCTCGAGCGTTAGAATGTTCTCGATAAATCCGCAACGTCGATCCTCTTCATCGAGATCGTAGTACACGTCTGATCGCTTCAGATCGCTCATATGCCTTTCGGCAGCTAGCTTAATCCATCTACATGCCTGGACTTTGCCAGAGACAATTGATTGAGCATATTCAGTCGCTCGGCTCATCCGCAGATTTAGGTAAATTCTTTAGCGTTTCGGCTCTTGGCAAAAACTGTGCCCATGGGTTTTCCTTTGCTTCTTCGATCTTTGGCTGGCCCTGACCTAAGACCGTCTTACCCAAGTGGATAAGCATTGGGACCGATCCGCTCAGAGCCATCTCAATCTGAAATCGCCTAAGCTTTACGTTTAAGTTAGCTTTACCCCTATCCAATGCCAAAACCAGATCGTCGTCTCGCTGCTTCATTCGCACGAATGTTCGCTTTCCCACACCAATGACTCCGGCGATTTCCTCGTCGCTACAGCCAATCTCGGCAAGCTTCTCGATTTGAGCGTAGTCGGTTACAAGTTTTTGTGGTCTAGCCATTTTCTCTGTTCTCGATCTCTAAGTGACATTCTTTACAAAGGGCCATTAGGTTGTCCGGATCGAATGCTAGGTTTGGGTTACTCTTAACCTTGACAACGTGATGAACTTCCTGGCTCGGTTTTAGAGGCCCACCTTTACGCAAGCACTCCTCGCAGATCGGACGCTCGCTACGGATCTGTCTCGATAGCCTAGTCCACTTGCTACTGGACCGAATCGACACTGCTTCGACATCGGTTCTGGGCGACTCTTTGTATCCGACAGGTTTACCCTTCCGCCTAGAGTGGCTTTTAAGGTTTAGACTTGGCATCACTCCTCCGACTCCCAGGCCTTTTTCTGTAAGGCATTTATCCAGGTTTCCGGCTGTGACGCTTTCTCGTCAATGTAGTTTCTCCAGTCCACCCGCAACGCATCACACCAGGCCCGAGCCTGATCGGGGGTGAGTTGTTGTACTTCTATGTCTATTTCTTTCATTGTAAATTGGTGGAGGAAGTGGGATTCGCACCCACGTCCACTACCCCGAAGGATAATGTCGAATCTAGGTTTCCCCCTGGGTTGGTTGTGCCTTGTCCGAGGGAGAGCATAGCTCGACTTTTAGGTAAGCCTGATAAGCTTCCCTCGACGAGGTCTCAAGCCCCGTTGCTTTGCGAGGAGTGAGGTCACTTGTTTGCCTTCTCCATTCGTCAATCCTCATTGTGCCTTTGCCCTCGGTCGGTTTTTGCCGATCTGCAAGCGGGTTGATAAGTCGTCAATCAGTGCCCAGGTGCAGCCCCTTTTCGGATCGTCTATCGCTAGACTGGAACCGTCCGGTCGATCCCCACCGTGCTAGAATGTCATCGGGAACAACATGCCCCTATTAGTTATACACCGATTCAGACCACTTTTGACTTAAACTTTTTTACAAAAGTGAAAAATAGGCCGTATTTTTTCTCTTGCCCATGCGACTCGTTTTCCCATCTCTATCTTCTCT